TTAGGCTGGACTGAAAACGGCAAATGCCATGCCTTGTTTGCCAAACTGGTCGGCAACATCGCCGAAGACGGCGGCAAACTGACAAGCTACCTCCTCTCCCACGCCGCCCTGCAACCCTATCAGGCAGGCAAAAGCGGTTATGCCGCCGTTCAAAACGGCCGCTACATCCTCGAACTCGACAGCGAAGGAATGTTCTACTTCCGCCGCAAACGGTTCAGCCACTTGCACAAACGCTTCCAAATGTTGCGGAAAATTTTGCTGCACAAACACAAGCTGTTTTTCCAATACTTCCAGCGCAATCGCCAGCCGATTGGTTTCAGGCAGCACACGTTTACTCGCCGCCACCGATTTAGCAAACGAATCCGCCAAAGAAGCCAAAAGCTGCGTCCGTACCGACGGCAGCAGCTCTTCTTTTTCAGGGTCTTTGAGTAAAGCCATCGTGCTTTCATATTGCACCATTGTTTCTGCCAACATCGATCGCGCAATCTCTTCCAAGCTGCCGCCTGCGAGCGTATGCGCGGCGCGGATTTTGTTCCAATCATCGCCAGTGGCTTGTGCATCATCGCGCCAACGCCGCGCCGTGCCAAAACTCACGCCACACATCTGCGCCGCGCTCTCCAAGCTTAAACGGTCGGCAACATACAATCGGCGCAATTTGTCGCGTGTAGATTTCGGATGCGCCATATCACAACCCCATTTTTGCCCGAAACAGCGCAATGCCTGTGGACACAATGCCACCGCTCACCGCACCGCTCACTGCACCCACAATAGCTGCTGTCTTTTTGGTATCTTGACTAATTTGCTGGATGTCCGCTTCCATTTGTTCTTGGTTTTGCAGCGACAAATCTTGTTTGGCTTCAATGCGTGCCAAAGCTTCTAAAATTGGGTCTTTGTTCATGGTTTATCTGCTTTTTTGTCTATTTTGTCGTTCAGTCTATCCAGCTTGTTTTCCAAACGGTTCAATGACGACATCACATTTTGATTATTGGCAATGGCTTCGGCTTTAGTGGCATACGCCAATTTGACTTGATTTAATTCTTCGCGCAAACGTTCATAAGCTGTTTCGCCATCATCAAATTTTTTTTCCAATACGCGGATAAAATGCCACAACAGCGCAATCAAAAAACTGGTGGCAATGCCAAATGCCCATTCCATCGTTAAGAAATTTTGTGTGTTCATGGCGTGTATTTCGTGTACCACGTTTGCCAGCCTGAAACTTGGTTTTGCAGCTTTTGACAATACGCACCATAGCGCACGGCGTGGTGTAGTAGTTGTTCGGGTGAGCCACTTATGGGGCGTTCAGGACGCTCGTAAACCATAAGCAGCTCGGAAGAAATCGGTGGCATCGTTGGTTGTTTAATCGCTGTAGCCAAAGGCGCGGTTATAGAGCTGCAAGCTGTTGTCGCCAAGACCAACGCAATCGTTGCCACTTTTTTTATCTTGTTCAATCGCATGATGAATTTCTTTGTTCAATAATTCGCTTTGTTTATCTAGATGCGTGCGAATTTGTGCCAGTTGTACACTTTGTTGCTGTGCGAATTGCTGCCACTTTTGTTGTTCAATCAAGGCTGCTTGTAATTGTTGATTAGTTTGCTGTTCGCGTTGGGCGGTTTCATCAGCGTATTCTTTTTGCAGACTGCTGATTTGGGTTTGATAGCGGTAACTAGCGGTGTGATAACCGCTTATCCATGCCACTAATTCCAGCATAATCATCAAAATACATAGACACTCTGTACGGTATTTAGTCGCTATTGCCCACATTGTTTTGTCCTTTTTGTTGCTGGATTTCGGCAAGTTGTGGTACAGCAGCAATGCCACGTTTAATCAGTGCGTAACCGCCGACCATCATGCCATACGCCCACCATAGCCATTCGGGTGCATCGGTTGTTTGGGCAAATTTCCAAGTCATACACGCAGCGGCGATGTTCGCCCAAAGTTTGGTGTGGCTGATTTGTCCTGTAGCTGGGTTGCACACCAAACCTGAAAGCCATTTTAGAAATTTCATTTTTTTGTCTTTCTACATTTTTTAGCACGCCGTGCTACAGCAACACCGCTCGGACGTTTTAAGCTGCCTGAATAAAATTTAGGACGTGTCAATATTGTTTTTGGCATAGAAATATGTGTAGTTGGTAAAGTTGATAATGCCAATGCAATAAGCATTTTTTTCATTTTCAAGCCGCCTCGTTCAAATCCATTGCCGCATAAATCAAATTATCTGCTTGGCGACGCATCCAGCCTTTGCCAAATGCGCTAAATGTGGACAAATTAGTGTAAAACTTGGTGCGCTCAGCATGGAATTTCAGGGTTAAATCACGGTCGGATTGACGTGATACGGCTGCCAAAGTCTGCTCGCCCACCATACCATCTGCTACCGCTCCGCAAGCGCGTTGTAAAAATTTCGCTGCGTGAGCTGCGCCATGATTCACACACGCATCAAAGTATTGAAATGCCAATGCACTAGGCAATTTGTCGCATTGATAGCGTTCCCAAAATGCCTTACGGTAAATTTCAATCGCTTGCTCACGGCTTAAAAAACGCATATCGCCTGTATAGCCATTGGCTTGTGCGGTGCGTTTGGTAATGCCCCAGTTGGTTTCACCACCTTTGTCAGCTGGGTGGTTGCTGTAACCACCTTCATGTCCAAGTACACGCTCTATAAAAGTCAAAAATCGGTCAGCCATTGCTTATTCCTTGTAGTATTTTCAGGCTGCCATTGTGCGTTAAGCTCGGCGCGGTGATGTAGTGGCAAACTTTCGTCCCAAAACAAAAGCAGCCTGAAAGTCGGTTAAACTTTCAGGCTGCCACAGCTTCGTTTATTTATTGCTGAAATCGCGCATCTTTCAGTACCATTTCCAAACTATCCACAAAAAACGATAATAATGCAGCAAAACTTTCAGCTTTAAATATGGCTTGGCTGCTTTCTGTTTCATACAACACCTGATGTAAAGTGTTCATCGCTTCATGAGTTCGTGCCAATTCTTCAAAGCCTTCATCGCTTAAAATATAACCTTTTTGCATGATTACGCCTCCAATGCTAATTGCGTTTGCACGTGATGCCCTAACGTGCGTAGATGTTGGTATTTAGGATTAGGGACATAATCTACCAAGCCCATTTGCGCCATTCTTTTTAAACGGTCGCGCACAGTAGACGCAGATACGCCTAATAATTTACCGATTTCTACATGGTTTAAATCCATTTGCATATAGCGCAACAGCTTTTCGGCATCGGGATTGGCGTGTAAATACGCGCTTTTCAAGGCTTGCAATTGTACGTGGTTGTGCCACAAGCTATGTTCCATTTGGTTAAAGGCTTGGATATAGCGTTCTTTCCAATAGGCTGCCGATGCGCCTGTGAAACCCATGCATAGGAATACAAAACCGTCTCGGGTGATTTCGTACATTGGCAATTCTTTGTTTTGATTGCTGATGTAGGAGGATAATCCAAAATTGGATTCTCTAAATGATTGTGAGCATTCCAAATTTTCAATATCACGCAAAACATGAGCATGTTTCTTACCAAAGTTTTGGGCAATGTCCAAAGAAGTGGTAACCAAGCGGTTATTGGAAAAATGGACGAGTTTTTGAACAGTTTGATTCATATCGTATTCCTTTTTGAGAGGATTGAGAAAATACCCTAAATAGGGTGGCTGGGTGCTCAAAACCGTACGATAAGCGGCGGAGTTATTCCCACAAAGTGGTGTTGTATTCCTCGCACACCCAGCCATAAGGCTAAATGGGGCTACCTGAAGGTAGCCCGAAAGACAGGCGTAAAAAAGCCGCGCTGTCGGGGCGTTATGTCCGTATCGTAATCAAGGTGTTTTGAGCACCTGTGATTACTTTACGGCATTTTTTCATTGTCTGCAAGTGTTTCATCGGATAATGAAAGCCTATCAGGCTCATTCATACTTTTCTGATATTCCAATACTGCTTGCTGATACACAGCATCATCGTTTAAAGCCTCTACAAACAACACTTCAATTTTGGTTTTGGCTTTATTTTTGGCTGCTTGGGTTTTGTAATTGGCAATTTTTTCTTCTAATGCGTTAATTTGTACCAAGTAATAATGTGTAGCAATTATCCTGAACATATGCTCATCTACTGGTGAATAAATCAATCTGGCAGCACAATCTTGTATTACACCCATACGAGATTGCATAGTCTTGGCATTTTGACTATCAAAAATGATTTCCAATGATTCCCAGATAATCTGTTCAGTCCGTTCATTAGGGTCTAGCCTACGCCTTGCCGACGTGATTGCATAAGCATCTACTTTGGATAGAACATAGGTATAGCATTTTTGGCGTTCAGACAAAAAACCGCTTAAAGTTTGGCATTTTGCTGCGTTTTCAGCAGCTACTCTAGCTATATGTTCATGCTCCAAACGCCTTTTTTCATTTGCTTTTTCATGCAAATCAGCTTGCCAAGCAGCAATTTCGGCTTTTCGCTGTTTTGCACGTTTGATTTCTTCGTGTTGTTCTTGTTCTTTTTTGAGTTTTCTCTTTTTAAGAATCTGTTTAATAAAGAAAAAAGAGAGAGCTGAATACAAGAAGATAAAAGAAAAAATCCATATGGCTTCAGTTGTATTACGCATCAGTCAATACTCCAATAGATTATTGACTATAATTGTAAAAGACCAAATGAACTGCATGCAATTTGTTTGGATTGAGTTGGTTAAAATAAATTACCTTGTTCTACCTTAACTTTATCACGTTCTTGCAAAATCCCATCCGCCGTGCGATGAGAAATACCATATTGAGGACACAGTTGCAATAAAGCCATTGCCTTGCTGGTTTTGCCATTATCGGTTAAAGCCGCATAATCCGCCCAAAAACGTTGATTGCGTAGTCTTTGCAAGGCAAGCTGGCAACGAGGAATATACATCACATCACCACCAAACACCGCCAGCAATTTTTCCGTTTGTGGCTTGCCAATCGTTTGCTGCAACAATTTCAGCCGCGCCGTTTCCTGCTTGCCTTTGCCAAATTTAAAACGTGTCCCGCCAATGACGCGCACCAGTTTTTCGGTATCCGCCAAACCAATCACATCGGCAATGCTTTGCACACTTTCGGGCAAACAATCCAAAGACAAATCCGTTAATTTTTCCATTGTCAGCTTTCCTATATTTGGTTTATAATTCATTAAATATGTTGAATTTTTTTAGTCCGCTGACCATGTGTTACGCGGATTTTTTTATAATGTTGCTGCTTGTTTCGCTTGTTCTTTCAAAATATGAATATTCAGCGCGGCAATCAATTTGCGTAAACTCATTGCGTCCAGTTGATTGACTTGTTCTTTGCCAAACATATGCCGCGCCATGCCGTCAGCATATGCCCAACTTTTACCCGATGTAGCGAGCAGGGTGGTAAGTTTGTTCATCATGGCAGATACATCGGTTTTGTGTAGCGGTTTGGTGCCGATGTTTTTGCGTGTCGGTTTAAAGCCGAGCCGTTCCATTTTTGCCATCACGCGTTGCAGTTGCAGCAAATCCAGTTCTTTGCAGCTGCTGTGCCCTGTGGTTTCACGCAAAAATTGACGATACATATCATCTTCCATATTGAGCTGCGCTTTAGCAACGTGGATTTTGGCAATTAAGCCTTTGCGTTTTTGTTCGGGTGTTATGCGGGGCATGGTTGTTCTCCTGTTAAATCACAAACTGAAACCGCCTTTAAATAAAGTTTAAAAACGGTTTGGATTTGTGGTCTATGGTTTCAGGCTGCAAGTAAGCTTGGAAAGCCAACTTGCATTGACTGTTACTGCCCAATCTCCCGTCCCGTCAATTCATACAACAATTCACGCAAACTACGCGGCAAGGCGATGTTTAGACATTCCAGTTCAACTGCAGTAATTTGATTACTGAATTGCTTGATTTTCTGGTCAAATGAGATGAAATCGGTATCTTCCAGCAGTTTTTGCAGTAATTCTTCTTTTTCAACTTGGTCTAAATCATTAACCAATTCTTCAACGTCAGAAGTGGAAACATATAAATAAGACATGATGTCCTCCTAAACCTGTGCCAACTGTTGGTCATGCGGCTCAATCACAAACTGCTCTTTGCCGTCCACAATCTTCAAGCCTGCCACTTGCCCTTTATCAAACTTGTCGCGCTCGTTCAAAATCGCTTCTTTGTTGATTTCTTCTTTCACGCGGATAAAACGTTCCAGTTCGGGATTGTTGTGTAACAAAGCCAAGACCGCCTGAACACCTGTTACCGATACTTTCGGTGGGTCGTTGCGCCATTTGATGATGCCTGTTACCAAGTCAGCAAATTTCACGCGACCGTTGTCGGTTAATTCATTGCGATTGGCTTCGCTCCACAGTTGCACAGCGTTGCTCAATTCGCTGATGCGTTGATTGTGTGGCGCGGACTGCTCGGCGTATTGTTCTTGCAGCGCGGCAATGCCGTCATTCATCGTGGTTTCAAGGCGTTTGACTTCGCGCATGATGTCGCCGATTTCTCGGACAAAGGCAATCACTTCATCTTTGCTTTGTGCGGCGATTTGTGCGCTGGTTTTGAGTCGGGTTTTGTTGGTTTTTGCCATTTTGGATTTCCTTATGGGTTAATCATTAAAATAAATGCACCTGCATGACGCAATTTGATTTTGGGGTTCATTGCAGGCAGCCTGTAAAATTATTCAACACCGCCGTGCTATGCAAAGCCGCATAAACTGCGTCCGCTTCATGTGAAAATCGTCCCGTTTCCACCAGCAGTTCTCCTTGCTCGTTCAACACTTGGCATTGCTTCATCTTGCTCTCGTCCGTCTGCACAATGCGTATGGTTAAGGTGTATTCTGCAACGGTATTCATTATTTCAACTCCTTGTGGTTAAAAAACGTAGGCTCGCCTGCTTGTGGATTGCTTTCCCAAATCTGCATTAAGGCAAGGGCGTTTTCTTGCATTTCGCAACTGCGTTGCAAACGTATCAACGCATAACGTGCGGCATGGTCGCTTGGATAATCTTGTGCGTTGGGTGCGTGCTGGATATTGATGCAATCAAACACAATGGTGCGTGATTCAGGTAGTGGCACAGGAGGTACATTAGCCGTAGTCCAACCCAAAATTAGCCCTAACATCACACTGGGTACACCCACCATCGCTACACTAAAATCATCACTTAAATCACATTTCATTTTTAAAATCCTTATTAATCAATAGGTTGTAAAATCAGCAAGGTAAAAAAATATATTACCCAATCAAAGACATACATTGCGCCTTACATCAAATGCTTGCTTGCGCGTTCCACCAGTTTTACCGTCAAACCCTTAAATTCTGGGTTATATTTGTTTTGCTGCATCAAATGATTAATAGCACCCATTAGCTTAATCAAACGGCGCACATTCAATTCCGACTTATCCAAAATCAACGCCACCACCTTGTCGTCATCGGTTGCCAACACGCGAGCCACAATCTGCTGTAAATCCTGTGCGGCAATCGTGTCACCAAAATAGCACTTCAAGCCCACACGGCTAAACAACTGACGAAATTCACGGTTTGCCCCCTGCAAGTTAATCAACAGTTTTTGTGTGCCTGCCAATGCCACAGGGCAGCCTGTTTTGTCGTGAATACGCCGTACACTTTCCAAGGCTTTCAAGGGCAGCCATTCAGCTTCATCAATCATCAGCATCCGCTCGCCACCGCTCAATGCACTCACCACACGCTCCGTCAAATCGTGCAGGCTGCCTTTGTCGTCCAAACGCAATTTGCGACACAAATCTTGCAACAAGGCTTTGGCGTTATAGCCTGTATCAGGGTCAAGCAAAATACTGTTGGGATAACGCCGTGCGTATTCTTGCAGAACTGTCGTTTTACCCGTTCCCGGTCCGCCATAAAACACCCCAATTTCACCCAAAGTATGCGTTAATTCCAAAAACGACAAGGCTTCTAAAACAGAATCTGTTTGCACAAACGGTACGACCAATTTTGGTGTTTTTTCCCGCTTAATCCGTGCATTCAAATAGCCCGCCACTTTGCTGTTAATCTCGTCTACTTTGCCTGTGTATTCACCACGCAAATACAAGCTCAACGTAGCCGAACTAATCCCCAAACTTTTTGCCACTTCGCTTTGCTTTAAACCGTTTTGCTCTACATAAGATTTCAATTGCTGATGCATCTTGCTTTCCTTTCCAAAAACCCCGTTTCAGGCTGTCTGAAAAAACCGTGTTTAAACACCCTTTAAATTAACCAAACTTGCGTTCCAACTGCCACGCAAAATCCACAATCACTTCATCATCGTCATCATCTTCAACCTGCCGAACAAGCGATGAATCCGCTTCCCAAACCGCCATTTCAGGCTGCCTGAAACCACCGCGCATCCAATCTGCAAATCCCGAGCTAGGCGCGTGTTCCAAAGCAGGCAAGGCTTCCGTTCGTGCAATTTGTGCTTTTTTCTCCAAATCGCGCACCTTGCGTTGCGCCCGTTTTTGTTTCTGATGCTCAATAAAGTTTTCTGCAAACGCCGCCGTTTTGTTGCCATCGCGTACCGCCTTGCAAATAAATGCCCCCTCTTGTGTTCGCACAATCACATTACTACCATCGTGAAAATCTACCCCCACGCACACCGTTTGCCCTGCATACGCCAATAATGCCTTGTGAAAATAAATCTGATTCAACCAGTTAATCTCCGCATTCATATCCACTTTGCGTTTTACTTCGGGACGTGCCAAATAATCCAGCTCCACTTCCGTCAGTCGCTCAATACCCACTTCACTTGGCGCATCGGTTGCCAAACGAAAACGGTAATAAGCCATCGGTGTATAATGCTTGCCCGTTTCAGGGTCAATCGGCAGCCCCCTATGCTCATGCGTTTCATTGTATCGCTGCACCATCTCCGCCAAATCCAATAAAAACTGCTGAAAAGTCGGCACATGCTGCAATGCCTTACGCTGCTCAAGCGACAACACCTTGCCCTGACGTTCCGCATTCCACGCACTATCCAATAACACATTACGCTTACGCACCGCCTCACGGTCGGCATCCTTGCCCTGATACGTCCCATATTCACGCGCCAACGCAATCGCCGTATCCTTCCACTTGCGCTCAATCCGCGCCCGCCCCATCGGATTACCAGGAATCCCCGTCAAATGCTCAATATTCAACCGCGCAAACAAACCCAAGGTCTCATCATCCAGCAATTTCGCCGTTTGCCCCGCACCATTGTCCGAGTAATACACCAAAGGTAAACCATAATCCCGAAAACCACAGCGCAATGCATCCGCCACCGCACTCGTATTCTCTGCCAAGCTCACACTCCACCCCATAATCGCCCCCGAGCAACCATCAATCACCATCGTGAACTCCAAAGTTTTCGGCTGACCATTCTGGAAACTCCGCACCTTCGCCTTAAAACTATGCCCATCGCCCACCCACACATCATTCGGCGCCAATGTTGTCCAATCACGACGAATATGCGTCAAATACCGCGACTTATACTCACTGCCCGTTACCCGACCCCGATTCCGAATAAACGGCGGCACATCTTGCAACGTCTTCTGCACCACATCATAGCTCGGCATCACCTTACCCCATTTCGCATAATCCACCGCCATCTTCTTCATTGCCGACAAAATGGTCGGCTTATTCGGATTTTGGTAATACCGCAAAAAATCCCCCATCCAAGGCTTGTGCGCCCAATTTTCAGGCTGCCTAGATTTACGCTCTGCCAAAGCCAAAATCCGCCCAATCCGCAAAGCCTCGCCATCGCCTTTCACCGCCTGATACGTCCTTACCCAGCGATACAAAGTAGAAAAACCCAAACCCTGCCGTTTATCGCCTGTACGCGCATTTGCCACCGCCACCAAATGCTTTTTATCATCGGGCAACGCATCCGCTTTAATCTGTTCCACTACATAACGCACCGCATCTTTAATCCCCAATTTCAACTGTTCTGAACGATGCAACATCAGCACATAACCCACCAACACCAACCGTGCATCAGCCACCGCCCGTTGTTTGTTGTCTAAATACTGCAAACCTTCTTCCACTGGAATCAAACCCAACTTCTGCGATTTTTTGCTCACTTTTTCAGGCTGCTTTTGCTCGGGCAGGGTAGGCGTTTGCTGCATGATTTGCATCATCTGTTTTTGGGCAATGGCAGTTTGAACTTCAGCGGGCATACTGGCTACCAGATACTCAAAGCCACCGCCACGTCCTGTACGTTTGCGCTTAACCCACCCTTGCTTTTTAGCCCTATCTCCAATGCCTTTTGGCGTTTCAGGCAATACAGATAATTTTAAATCTGCTAAATCACTCGCACTTAAAAAGGCACAATCACGTTTATTTGCATGATCCATAGTAAACTTTCTCGTGATTTATTTTAAGTTTTGCTTTAAAATCATTACTTCAAAAATTGAACCTATGCTACTGCACTATGCAAAGCAGGTTGAAAATGACGTTTCGCTTCGCGTTCGGGCCAGATATCTTCACACTTCAAACCCAGCGCAGCGGCGATAATGCGTTCCCCTTTGGGATAAGGTCGGTCTAATGCCGTGTACAACGTGTATTCGGAAAGATTATTCGCTCGCGATAATTTACGAACTGTCCACCCCTTACGTTTTAACGCTGCAACCACATCAGCACGATGCCAATCCTGTGGCTTTTCGTTTGCTGTATTTTTTTGCAT